AGCCATTATAGGCGCACCACTGAACTTCCCAGACCTACGTATGCGTATAGTGTTGCGAGTACTAACCCGCATTACTATATTTATAAGCATACTACACCCAGCGCGGATTGGGATGCAACGGCAGGTACTCATGGTTTTGGTAGCGCAACTAATCCGTTAAACGGGTTAGCTACGATTAACCAATACATGGGTACGCAACCGGTGCCTCCTTCTGTTCCTGATCTTGACGCACTCCTTGTGAATGCACTTGCGTGCACTCTCCCAGGTATTAAGCCGAAAGTTTCACTCATCAATTCGTTGATTGAGTTGAAAGACTTCCGCTCATTACCTAGAACGTTGTCTCGCGTGAGAAACCTTTTTAAAGGGCTAGCTCACGGGAAGGCAACGCTTAAGGAACTGCTCAAGTCCTCTGCGGATAGTTACCTCCAATCGGAGTTTAACATCCGTCCGTTGATTCGAGACCTGCAGGGTATCTATTCTGCAGTCACCGGAGTCCGTGCACAAGTCGAAAGACTATATGCCAACGAACTCCGTTATCAGACTAGTCACTATAGACAAAGTCTGAGTGGGTTGTTTCCGTCTAGCGATGTAACGGTACTCGTTAGTCCTGGTCTTTACCAGGGCTTTAACGCCCGTCGCAAAGTTAGCGTAGGCGACGCCTCGCTCGTAGTTACGGTTGACTATGGATATCACCTTAAAGGTGTACCGAAAGAGCTTGCTCATATCGGTGCGTTACTGGATAGCTTAGGGGTTAATTTTAACCCTGCTATCATATGGAACGCAATTCCATGGACGTTCGTGGTTGATTGGGTCTTCGACGTGAGTCGATGGCTTGATCAATTCAAGATACGTAACTTCGAACCATCAACAGTCATATACAGGTGCTGTTATTCGATCAAGGTCAGACGCAGAATTGAGTGCTTTGCACAAAATTCTGTAAATGGCCCTGTTTCGATAATGGTACCGTGTAGCTGGGTGACTGAAGACTCCTATCATAGGCGTCAATTCAGTCCTCATCTCATAAGCTCGATAACGTCGAGTGGTGTGAACCTAAAAGAATTCACACTGGCGAGTGCCTTATTCCTTTCGAGGAAGTTAGGCAAGCGCCACGGCTAAACACAGTCCCCGCGCTGTAAATGCGGGTAACGTATGCTAAGCAATACACTCAACACTAATGAAGTCAAGGACCGTAGCAACGCCGAAGTTGAATTCGAGCGTATGCTGACAACCGGGCAAACGACTCAGTTTAAGAAAATTACTGAGACAGTTGGCCTGCCGTACAGACTGTCGATTAAACATCAGACAGTCGGTACAGGTGCATCAGAAACTCGTCAGTCTGTCGTTATCTTCGAGAAAACCTCGGAGAACACGGCGGGTGACAAGGTTCGTACCGTGGCCCAAATCAAACTCAGCATCCCTGTTGGGGTTGCTGATGATCTGAATGATGCCAAAGACCTGTTGGCAAATTTGTTGTCGTTCGTCGGTACTACCGACGGCGCAACTCTTTTGCACAACGGGACCGGTAATGGTGCAGCTGCCCTCTTGAACGAGACGCTTTAAGCGTCAAGCGAGTCTGTTAAGATCGTATGAAAATACAATTCTCAACTCAACTCGCTGTGTCATTACTATTGCTAGTAATGAAACTGTTCTGGGGTAAGTCCCTGAAGATAGACAAGCGTGTGACGGCCGAGCACGTCGTTATCACCATTAAGGTGAAACGTCGCGATTACGGACATCATGCCCTTGCGGATCTTATCCTTCCTTTAGTCAAGAAAGGTTTACCAACTTTTCAAGACTAATTGAACTGATGAGATAGACGAGATGGGTTAAAACCCATACAGTCATCCGGTCTTCCACAATAAGGTCCTTGATATCTGATCTGTCAAGATCGTGATATCTCCGATTGAGTTGTGGGAGACGCTACTTCGGTTCGTTAGTTAGTGTCACGTAGTGTAAGCGTACTCTTGAAAGGAGTCCTTTTGGATCCTAGCAATAGTCAAGATAATCCGATAAGGATCATCGCCGCTTTACTGCGTGACGTCCAAACGTTGCACAGTGAAGTGTTCACACCACGAGCATGTCGTCTTACCATCCAAAAGATGGAACGGCGCTATGCTCGGGAAGGCATGGGTTTTCTTACGAAAACCCTACCCCGTCTTGGAAAAGCTCTTGATAGAGCTTTATCCAGTAACTCCATACTAAACTGTCCTTTTGAGCGAAAGCTCAAGAAGACTCAACTTCCTATATTATTAGGTGAGTTGTTTCAGATGGTGTTCCTACCGGACGGCAGAGTGCATCCAACACCCTGTGTTGATTGCATTAGGCACTTAAGGCAGGTTTTCTACTTGTTTTACAAGTATGAACTGCCTTATACGACTGATCAGGAAGAATCCGTTCTCTCCAAGTTTATACTTGCTGAGGACGAGGTTCGTTGCCAGAACGAGCGGTTGGAAAGGTTTTCCAACGAGCTTAATGCATCCCTAACGAAGTGTACCTCTTT